AAATGCTGACACGCAGAATTTTAATTCAGGTACTACCAATGATTTATTAGATATGGTAAACTTAGGACAAAATCCGTTATCAGTCATAGTAAGAAAAGCATCAGCTGCTAATTCTACTGGATTCAACGTAACTGTTGAAGAATGGTATGGAGCTGCAAATGTACCAGGATTCTTAAATAAAGATAGTTTAGTATCTGACTTCTTGGTAGATGTATTTGTAATCAATGGAAACTTTGGTGGAGACTTTGGTTCTGCAACGCCTTATGAAAGATTTGCGGCAGATCCAATATTCCAAACATATTTTGATAAAACACAAGGTTTAAAAAGAAGAGTATTTGATGCTGATTCAACAGATACAAAAATCGCTGAATTTTTTAATGAATCAGAAGTTCAGGTAATTGCAACTTATACTGCTTCACTTATTCCTAACTTTACTGACTTATTAGGTAATAACCTTTTCGTAGAAAAAGTTATAAATGCTGATACTGCATCTACTGGATTATTTGTCGCTGTGAATGAAGATCTTTTTGATGGTGATACATTAATTGATGGTGTTGCAGGTGGTATTGATATGATAGGTCATAACCTTGAATATACTCAATCTACATCATTACAAGATGATGTTAATTTCTTATCATACAGTAGTTCTATTGTATCTGATTTAAGTTATGCAGGTAATGGCATTACACCAACATCAGTTGATAAAAGTACAAGTGATCTTCTTTCTGTTACGGATTTAACTTCTGGTGATGTTCAAATACAGATACAAGGTTCTGTAGGATCTGCATTATTTGATGGATTCTCAAGTATGACCGCAAACACTGCTACTGTTGTAGGTAGTTATATTGAAGCTATTGATCTTAATGGCGATACAGTATATGTACCTGTAATATCTCACCAAGTAGTTGGTAATACAGTAACTGTTGTTTTATCTGGCTCTAATGCTACTATTGATTCAACTTGTTTCGGTACAAGCTTTGATTACATAAATGAAACTGACTTTGGTTTTGTAACCGATGAGGCCCCATTAACTAATCCGAATAATTCTAATATTATAGGTTCTTATGGTTCATCATTATATAGTCAATTCTCAAATGGAACTTTAACTGATGGTGATGAAGCAGTATTTTTAGATGGTGGAACTCAATATCAATCGTTCTTAGTATTCAATGCTGTTGATTATGGATTTATTCATACTGCATCACCAACTACTACTGCAACAACAATTGCAATTTCAGATTTAGATTATGCTCTACCATCTGTTCAAGTAACTCCTTATCAGGAAGATGCATTTAATAATATTACACCACATGCTGAATTTACTTTAGGTAGTGCAACTGGTACATTTTTAAATTCTGACGCTGTTGCATATCCTATAGGTACATTAGGTATCCAAACATTAAAAGGTGCAAATAATGTTTCTATAGATATTATATCAGATTCTGTTACTGAACCTGGATTAAAGCCTAACCAAGTATTAATCGCATCTGATAATCCTGATGCTGCCGATGTTATCGTTGGTAATTATTTAGTACATTTTGAAGGTGATGCAACAACTCCACATTCAAGGTTAACGAGAATGAATGTTGTACAAGGTGGATTAACCAATGCTGAGTTTAGTACTATTCCTGCAGGAAAAACTGCATTATTAGTAACATGCCAAAGCGAAATTGCAACATCAACCGCAGCAGGTGTAGTTAAAGTAGAATTATATTATCCTATTGATGCATGGGTAGATTACTTAAATGTATTTACATTGGATGGATTTAAATTAACTGCTAGTCATGTACCTAACGGAACAAACGATAGACAAAATGAAATCTTAAACGGTACTTTAAATGGAACTAATTTATTTAAGGCATTAACTGACAGAGATGTAATTAACTTTAGATATATTGTAGATACATTCGGAAACGGTATTGAAAGTGGATCTAAATCAATCTATACAGTATTAGCTTCTACAAGGAAAAACGCGTTTGCAATATTAAATGCACCATCTGCTAAGGACTTCAAAAATAATTCCGATCCTTCGTTTAAAGATCTAACTGGAAGCTTATCATCTAGATTTATTTCTACTGGTGGTGATCTTTCAAAGAATCCTACGGTAAGATACTCATTACCATCTCAAACACAAGGTGCAAGTTGGGGAGCATTCTATTATCCGTTTATTACTGTTAGGGATTTAGGTAGAAATATAAATGTTGTACCAGCTGCATATGTTTCAAACAACTTTATTGCAAAATATGAAAACGCTTTACCGTGGTCATTAGTTGCAGGAGTTCGTAGAGGTGTTGTCGGTGGAACTGGCGTTGTAGGATTAGAAATCAATCTTGGAAAAGAGGACAGAGAATACTTAGAACCATTTGGATTAAATCCAATTGTATTCCAAAGTGGAACTGGGCCAACAATCTTTGCAAATAAAACTGCACAGCAGACTACAAAATCTGCATTAAGTTCTATTAACAGTAGAGAGGTTGTAATTTATATCCAAGATGGAATTGAAGCAATACTTAAAAACTATTTGTTTGAATTTAATACAGCTCAAACTAGATTGGAAATTAAAACACTTGCTGATAACTTCTTATCAACGGTTCAAAATGATGATGGTGTTTACGATTATAAAAACGTAATGGACGAAACTAATAATACACCAGAAGTTATTGATCAAAATGTTGGTATCTTAGATACATACATTGAACCAGTAAGAGGAATGGAAATTCTCGTACAGAGAACAACAATTCTTAAGACAGGAGCTATTAGTTCAGGAAACTTCCAATAAGAAGAAACTAAATAAGAATATATAAAAAAAATAAATTAATATGCCACTACCACATTATACCCAGTCAAGGGCCAGTAGCCAAAGGTACGAACCTATTCAGCCTAACCTATTTGAGGTGACTGTATTTTCACCACTAGGGGATGATACGGGTTTAATCTTAGAGCAAGTTAAAACTATCGGAGGTTTAAATAACTTAAACCCATCTGTAGATGCAGTAGGTCAAAAATATAAATTTGCTGACCGTTCATTTGCAAGTATGCCAGGTCAGACCTTTTTAGATCTGACTATTAACTTTAGTCTTAACTTAAACGAAGCTAACGAAAATTACATTTACAATACATTCCGTAATTGGTATAAATTAATCTATGATCCATTAACTGGTGAAATGGGATTAAAGAAAGACTATGTTGGAAGTATGATCATTGTACAATATAACAGAGCAGGAGATATCTTTAGAAAGATTACCTGTAAAGATGTATTCCCTACAGGTCAACCTGATTTTGTAGATGAATTGAATTATGAAACTCCAGATCCTGCTGAGTTAACAATGACTTATCGTTGTGATCACTGGGTTGAGGAAAATGTAGGTGCATAATTTAAAATAAAATTAATTTTAGAAAAACTGGCTCTAGGGCCAGTTTTTTTGTCTTTACTCTAATATATATTATAAATTATATAATCTAAATTATGACCATATTTAAAGTATTAAACAAAATTGATGGTAAGGTTTATGTAGGTTATTCGGTTAATGATAATCCTAATAACTTAGGATCAGGTAAATATATTAAAAGAGCAGTTAAAGATTTTGGTACAAGATCCTTTGAGAAGCATATTTTAGAAAAATTTTCAACTGATGAATCATTAAGTCATATAATGGAAAGGTTAGAGTTTTGGATAAAAAAACATAAAGCCGATAATCCTAAGTATGGATATAACGAAAGCGTACAAGAATTAATACCGCAAAAAAAGAGGCTTACGAAAAAACTACAGGTACTCTTAACACCAGAAGATGTTGATAATCTAAATACTATTATCATACAAAAATCAATGGAGAATAAAACAAAACCGATGCCAGTATCTAGATATGTTAGACAATTAATAGTAGAACATATCGTTACAGAAACAGCACCTGAAAAACAATTAATAAAAATTAAATAATTATGAGTAGTCACGAAGACAATATTAAAAAAGAATTTGAAGAGGCTGAAGGTATAGTTGATACTACAGCTGAGGTAAAATCTAATGAAGATGGTAAAATTACTGAGTTAGGTAAAGTAGATACTAGTAGAGGATCTGGTGTAACATCTATAGATGATCCAGAAATACAAAGAATACAATCTTTAACCGGATATATTAAACTTGATTTATCTGGGTTTCCATCAGGTGGTCAATTTTATAGAGATGATTTTGAAATTCATATCAGAGCCGCAAGGGTTGGTGAAATTAGAGAATTCTCAACATTAGATGAAGAAAATATATTAGATGTTGATGAAAAGCTAAACTCACTTCTAGTGAACTGTACAAAAATTATGTATGGTAACCAACGAGGTTCATATAGAGATATTCTAGAAGAAGATAGAATATATTTAATCTTATCTATCAGGGAGCTTACTTTTAAAGATGGTGAGAATAAATTAATGATGCCAGTTGGTAAAAAGAAATGTACGTCAGGTACGTGTAAATCACAAGAATCAGTTGAACTTAAAACTCCTAACCTTCAATTTAATGAAACCGATGAATTGTTAGAAAAGTATTATGATCACGAAAACAAATGTTTTACTATACCTACAAAAAATCATGGTGAATTAACATTAGCACCACCAACGATTGGTGTTATGAGATCTATTACAGATTGGATAAGAAAACGAGAACAAGAAAATTTACCTTGGGATAAATCATCTTTAGCCATATTACCTTATATTCAAAGAGAATGGCGAGGATTTAATGATAAAGAAATATTTTCTGCTATTACTAGCTTTCAAGGCTGGGATGCTAGTAAATTTTCGATCATATATAGATTAGTTGAGAAAGCGAAAATTGGAGTTAAACCTGAGTTTATCTATCCATGCGAAGGGTGCGGTGCGGAGGTCGCCGTTCCGCTCACGTTTCCCGGCGGGATCAAAGCTATGTTTATTGTTCAAGATATCTCTTCTGAACTTTTATAAAGTCAGAGTTTTATTATTGGAAAAGTTGCATCTCCAACCTTCTGAGTTGGATTTGCTTCCTTTCTATGAATATGAATACACTTTAGAAATGTTTAATGACATTCTTAAAGAGCGTAACGACGAAGACAGCAAGAATAGTCAGGCACAGTCGGATAAATATAATACTAGTAGCATGCAAAAATCTATGAGCAAAAGCGTGAGTTCTTTTAAAACTCCATCTATGCCAAATATAAGTATGCCAAAGTTTTAAATAAATAGATTGAATGGCTATAGTAACTCTTAAAGATTTAATGGATCCTTTGTCAAAGATAGAGGCAGCTGCACAACAAACTAATGAAAAGTTAGATGCTATTGTAGCAGTCTCTGTTGGTGCTTCTCAAAACGGAGTAGCTATTATTGATGAGTTACAAAAACAGACGATGTTACTATCTGAGTTAGTTAGAACCAATCAAGAAATTGACGCTCAGACTGGTGCCAGTATTACTAAGAGTAGTATACAATTACTTTCTCTTAGAAAGATTCTTAAAGCAATTCAGAAAGGTAATAAAGATGATGAGACAAGTTCTAAAGGTAGTTCTATTGGAGGGCCTGGTAATAAAGTAGAAAAGGCTGGTGAGCTGTTGCAGATGTTAGGTGTAGGTTCTTTAAAAACTGCAAAAGGAATGATGCTATGGGCTTTAGTACCAGCAAAGGGTGTTACTAAGTTTACTGAGTTTATAAAATCTACATTTGAAAAATTAGCCGAAACTGACACTAAGAAAGCTAAAGAAGGTATTGAAGCATTAGATTTAATGGGAGGTGCAATTTTAAAATTCTCAAAGGCATTAGCCATATCAGCACTATTAATAATTCCTGGTATGATAGCTATACCGTTTTTGGCTGTATCTATATTAGCGATGGGTGGTATAATGTCTCTATTAGGATCACCTAAATTTAATAAGCGTATTAAAGCAGGTGGTGAATCTGTTGATATTATGGGTGATGCTATAAAAAAGTTTGCTATAGGATTAGCATTATTTTCGCTAGTTGCACCGCTTGCAGTAATTACCGCACCACTCATGGCTGTTTCTATGTTATTAATAGGTGGAGTTGTTTCTTTATTAGGATCACCTAAATTTAGTAAAAGAATACGTGCCGGCTCTACTTCATTATCTAGAATGGGTAATGCTTTAATAAAATTTACCGTAGGTTTAGTTGTCTTGGCATTAGCAACGGCGGTTATTGCGTCCAATCCTATATTAATAGCTTTAATGGCAGGTTCTATAGCATTAATAGGTGGGGCAGTTGCTCTCCTGGGTGGTAAAAAAATGTCTAAACGAGTTAGAGCAGGTACTAAGAATCTTGCATTGTTAGGTTTAGGTATTGCTTTATTTGGTTTAGGTTATGGTGTATTTGCAAAGGCATTTCCAGAAAAAGCTACATTTAAACAAGTATTGGTTCAGGCTGCTGCTATTGGTGGTATTGGTTCTGCTGTTGGTTTAATAGGGAAGTTTAAAGTTAAAACTATGGCTTCAGGTGCAGCAGCATTAGGCTTAATAGGATTAGCGTTACCAATATTTACAAAAGGATATAAACCCTTTGCAGCGGCTACGAAAGGTATGGATGTTGAAGATGTAGGGATACAGGTTGCTGCGTTATTCGGTATTGGTTTAGCAACAGTTCTTATAGGTAAATTTGGTCTTAAAAATATTGCACAAGGTGCATTATCATTTGCATTGACGGGTATTGCTTTAACTATATTTAATTATGGTTATATACCTTTTGCTTTAGCAACAGAAGGAATGAGTCTTGAAGATGTTGGTATGCAATTAGCTGTTTTAGGTGGTATTGGAACTGTTATGTCTGTCGCTGGTATAGCAGTAGCTGCTTCTGGTGGATCTGCTATGTTAGGGCCTGCATTATTTGCTGCCGCAGGTGGTTCCTTATTAGCTTTAGCACCAGGTCTACAAGGAATGAGAGATTTAAATTATACCAAGGAAGATGGTATAGCATTAGCTACTACTTTAGGTGCAGTTGCAATGGCATTTGCTGGTACTGCACCAGGTGAAGGTGAAGAAGGTGGTCTTTGGAGTGGAATTAAAGGAGCCTTTAGTAGAGTAGGTGAATCAGGCGCTGGTCTTGCTGCCGCTGCTATGTATGCTGCTGCTGGTTTAGCATTACAGGAATTGGCAGAAGGTTTATCTGCATTTTCAAAAATAAACTTTACTACAAAAGAATCTGAAAAGCTCGGATTAGCATTAGGAACAATAACTGCCGCGTTTGCTCAAGCAGGTGGAGAAGCAGCAGATCCTGGTGGTGCACTTGGGGCAGTCTTTGGAAATACATTTAGCTCAAATGCTGTTGAGAAAGGTATAGATTCTGTAATGGATGCAGGTGAGGCGTTAACAAATATAGCCACTGGATTAAATGCATTCACTGGTATTAAAGATCCTGAAGGTTTAGCTACAAAAATTAAAGGTGTGGTAGGGTTAGTTGGTGAAGCCTTTGCTGCAGTAGGTGGTGCAGAAGATAAGGATGGTGGTAGTTTCTTAGGATTTACTTGGGATGAAAATATTATAGAAAAAGGAATTGATGCAGTTGATGGTGCAGGTGATGCACTAGCACAAATAGCAAAAGGTCTTAATAGTTTTGCTGGTGTTAAAGATCCTAAATTAGTAGCTAAAAAGGTATCTGATACATTAACTTTAATTGGTGGAGCCTTTATGAGTATAGGTGGTAAAAAGGAAGAAGACTCGGCATTGTTTGGTTTAATCAGTTGGGATGAAAATGCAGTAAACGAAGGTATTGAAGCCGTTGATGGTGCAGGTGAGGCATTGCTTGATATTGCAGAAAGCCTAGTTAAATTTGAAGGTTTAAAAAACCCTGAGAAAGTAGCAGAAGGTATTAAAAAAATATTTACATCAATAGGTGATACTTTTATACATTTCTATTCACAAGATAATTTTTCTCGTGATGTAGATCATATGAAAGGATTTATATCTCAATTAGCCGAAGCTGCTGGTTCAGGTGAATTGGCCACAGCAGCAACAGACTTAGATAATATTGCAGCTGCAATAAATTCTGTGGATATTTACAAAGCAGAAGCATTAGGTAATTTGTTTAAAGGCGCTAGTGATTTAGGTAATAATAGATCTGCGTATGAAGACTTACAAGGTGCAGTTGAAGAAATCCGAGATTTATTAAGTGAATCTACTGGCGGCACAACAACTGGCGGCACAACAACTGGCGGCACAGGAGAAACTGGAAATACTAATATGAACAGTGCATTCCGAAAACTAACAGGAACTCTGTCTAGGATGGAAAGTACACTAAGCTCCTTACCTAATGAAATTAGAGCTATTAAATTAGAGCTACCTGAAGGATAATTAAAAATTTCTTAAAACCTTTTCCTACTTTAGCTATATAAAATTAACAGAGAGTTTCTGGAAATAGTATAGTTTAAAAGTATAATATGGAAAATGTAAAAAACATAGTTTGGTTTGACTTAGAAACCACAGGAGTAAATACAAGTAGCGATAGAATTATCGAGATTGCAATGATAAAAACCGATTCTGAAGGAAATGAAATAGATTCTTTTCAGTCATTAGTTAATCCCGGCCCTGATGCTGTTATGAGAGAGGAAGCTCAAGACAAGCATGGAATATCACCAGATCAATTAAAAGATGCACCACAATTTGATTTAATAGCAAAAGAAGTTTTAGACTTTATTGATGATAGTGACTTAGGTGGATATAATGCACTTTATTTTGATGTACCAATGCTCGTAGAGGAATTTATGAGAAGTGGTATTGCATTCTCACATCGACAAAGAGCTGTAGTAGATCCCTTTTTAATTTATTCAAAATATGAACGTAGAGATTTGAGTACTGCATATAAAAAATATACAGGAAAGGATTTGGAAGGCGCTCATAGAGCCGATGTTGATATTCGTGCAACAATGGAAATATTCCAAAAGCAAAAAGAACTTTATGATATGCCTACAACAGCAAAAGAAATTGATGATGTTGTAAATGAATCACGAAAAGATCAAGTTGACTTAAGTGGTAAATATAAATTTGCTGAAATAAATGGTAAACGAGAAATCGTATTTAACTTTGGTAAAAACAAAGGTAAGCCGTTTAAAGAAGTTTATGAAACAGATGCAAGATACATTCAATGGATTATTGATAAGGGAGAATTTTCAAAAGAAGTAAAAATCATATCTCGTAAACTCTTAGAGAAAATGCGAGCAGAAAATCCTGTTTTGTAAATTGTTAATAACTTTTAGAAAAAAGATCTCATTTTATTTTCAATTCCCAATTAAATTGATTATATTTATAATATAATTAAATAACACGGAATATGTCTAAATATCAAGAACTACTACAAAATCCTCCAAGGCTAACAGTAAAGAAAGATGCAAGAGAGGTAATCATTAAGACGGTAAGTTGTATGTGTGACAATGTACATTACCTTAAACTTAAGAAAAATTCAGAAGGTGATTTTAAAATGTCAGGTGGCGGATTTGCTTTATCTAATTGGCAAATGAAACATACATCACATGATATTGAATGGATTGCAGATGAAGGTAAGTGGAATCAGGTATTTAGAATGATTAATACTGGAACAGAAAAAATTGAATCTTTAAAAAGTAGATAATGGCAATAACAACTAAACCAATGCCTGGATCTGAAGTGATCCATATAGACTTAAGCGGACCAGACGGTAATGCATTTGCATTAATTGGATTGGCTCAAAAATTAGCAAAACAACTTCACTATCAACAAGAGGAAAGAAGTGAACTTACTACCGAGATGATGAGTGGAGATTACGATAACCTGTTAGAAATATTCGATAAACACTTCGGAGAATTTGTAACATTACATAAATAATATGAAAGAACCGACACCATACCGGATGATAACCGAAGAAGAACACATTGAAGAAATCCTAACAGAGGCATCTGCCTATGGCTTAAGAGCCGAAGTGAAGCAGTATGCAGAAAACTTATTAGATGAATCCCCAGAGATGGATCCAATTGATGCTTATACTCATGGGTTTGAAGAGTGGATTAAATAAATTATGGAAAAGGATAACGAAGGCAAAAAACTAAAAGAAGTTAAGTTAACTCAACAAGAATGGTTTGATGCTCTTCGCGTACCTACACCTGTAAGAAATAAGAAAAAATATAGGAGAAAGAAAAAACATAAAGGTAAAGATGATCAATAAAGGTAAAGAATGGAATTGGATGGATAACATGGATATTATATCTTCTATTAGAGAAGACATGAAATGGGTAGAAAAAGTTTTGTCTCACAAAGATAATACTAATTTACATTACCCTGCTCTTAAGCGCCTCATTAATAATTTCTATAACAAATGGGTAAACTCAAATAATATTACAGTTATGAATACTTATCGTCTTTATCTTAAGTCAATTTTAAGAAGTGAATTTGGTAGGTAATTAAACCTTTAAACTTTTATCAATATAAAAATAAAATTAAAGCATGGCAGTAAGCATTGAAAAGAAATATCAGAAACTTACAGACACAGAGCATGTATTACTTAGACCAGGTATGTACATTGGTTCTGTGAAGCCGCATACAGAAGAAGTTTATCTTTTGGATAGAAGAAGTTGGAAATTAGTACCTAAAGAAATTACATATAACCCAGGCTTCTTAAAACTCTTTGATGAGATTGTATCTAACTCAGTTGATGAACATAAAAGAAATCATAAGCTTAATCAAATAAAGATCACTATTGATATTAATACTAATAAAATATCAATTTGGGATAATGGTGGTATACCAGTAGAGATTCACAAAAAGTATAATGAATGGGTACCTGAAATGATTTTCTCAAATTTAAAGACTGGGAGTAATTTTGATGATAGTGAACAAAGAACTGTTGTAGGTACAAATGGCGTAGGTAGTACATTAACAAATATATTCAGTAAAGAATTTACAATTGATACCTGTGATAAGAAGAAAAGATTTACACAAACCTTTTCAAATAATATGGCAAAGAAAACCAAACCTGCCATAAAACCACAAAAGAAAGGGTTTACTGAAATTTCATACATTGCAGATTTTAAAAGATTTGGTATGAGTAAGATTGATAAGGCTTCAATTCAAATGATTGAAAAAAGACTTTATGATATTGCTGCATGTAATCCTAAATTAAAAATTTGGTTAAACGGAGATCCTATTACTTTTAAATCTTTTAAAGAATACTCTGAATTATATACCACACCAGTATTTTATGAGCAATCAGAAAATTGGCAAATAGGAATAGGTCATTCTACTTCAGGGTTTAAAGCTATCTCATTTGTAAATTCCGTTGAAACAAAAGATGGTGGAAAACACGTAGATAACATTACTTGGCAAATTACACAATTTCTTAGAGATAAGATTAAACGAAAGCATAGAGTTGATGTAAAGCCATCAGAATTAAAAAATCATTTGTACCTTTTTATTAACAGTACAATTATTAATCCTGCATTCTCTTCTCAGACAAAAGAAAAGCTTATTACTGAACCTAAAGACTTTGGTAGCATTCATGTACTTTCCGATAAGACACTAAGACAAGTTTTAAACTCAGAAATAATTCAATCTGTATTAGATTGGATTAAACAAAAGAAGGCAGCCGAAGAAAGGTCTAAGCTTAGAAAATTAAATAAAGGTCTTGATAAGAAAAAGGTTATAAAATTAATTGATGCAAAAAAGAGAGGCGATAGAAGCAACTGTACTCTTGCAATCTTTGAAGGTGATTCTGCATCATCTGCATTTAGACAATATAGAAATCCGAATATGCAAGGTGCATTTCCACTCAGAGGTAAGTTTGTAAATGTAAGAGAATCTATCCCTTCTAAGGTTGTACAAAATAAAGAAGTACAATCTCTTATGGCTGCATTAGGTTTAAAGATAGGTCATGAACCTAAAGATTTAAGATACGGTAAAATATTATTGTATACTGATGCTGATGTGGATGGTAATTCTATTTCTGCTTTGTTAATTAATTTCTTAGGTAAATATTGGCCAGAATTATTTGAACAAGGTAGAGTCTTAAAGGTAGAAACTCCTCTTATGGTTGCTAAGAAAGGTAAAGAGACATTGAGTTTTTATTCTGATGATAATTATAAAGAATGGGAATCTAAACAAAGATCATTATCATCTTGGTCAATTGAATATAAGAAAGGTCTTGCTGCCTTGGAGAATGAAGAGTACCAGGAAATCATTAGTAATCCTAAAACCTTTACTTTAACTAAAGGCAAAGATTTTGATAATACATTAGATACATGGTTCTCCAAAGATTCTGAACCAAGAAAGAAAAAGATTCTAGGAGAAGAATTAATTTATAAGACAAGCGATAAATCATTATTTTAAATATGAGTAAGAGAACAGTAACAGATTTTTTTGATAAGGAGTATCTTGAATATGCTAAGTATGTTGTAGAGAATAGAGCTATACCTAGTTGCATTGATGGATTAAAGCCTACACAAAGAAAGGTAGTTTATATTGCAAACAAAATTTGGAAAAGCGGTAATGAAAAACCTATGAAACTTTTTCAACTTGCAGGTAGAGTAGCGGCTGAGGCATATTACCACCATGGTAATACATCTTTGGAATCTTCTATGGTAGGTATGGCACAAGGTTTTAAAAACTCATTACCTCTTTTAGATGGGATAGGTCAATTCGGTTCTTTAAGATCTCCATCCGCAGGTGCACCTCGTTATATTAGTGGAAAGTTACACCCTAACTTTAGATTACTTTATAAGGATTTTGAATTATTAGAAAATAAAATAGAAGAAGGTGAAAAAATTGAACCTGAGTATTTCTTACCTATTATACCAACTGTAATTTTAAACGGTTCATCCGGTATTGCTGTAGGTTTTGCTACAAATATTTTAAATAGAA